GCGTGTCCTGCCTTCTTATGCCCTGCACCTTGCGTCCTGCGCCTACTACGCCCACTTACCAAGACCCCAGGCCGCGATGTACGGCGTTACCGGGCCAAACCCGAATGCAGGCAGGTCGGCGATCTGAAAAGTGTACTCGACACCTTCTGGACGAGGTACTATGAGACTGTTTGTCACGGTGCCAGTAGTGGCGCCGTTTACAGCGTACCCGGCCACCATGTCAATAATGATGGACGATGGCAAACCGCTGATGAATAGCGTAGCCGTCATGTTCTGGTTATCGGCAATGACGATGCCGGTAGTCGGGAATAATGAAGCCCAGATGGCGTAGAGTGCGTCTATAGTGCCGGGCCACTGGTTCTGCGCTATTTTGGCCTTGATGTAAATTCTGTAAGATGCGTCACTCAGCACTGGGCTAACGCCAAAGCTGGGCTGGAACGGCAAAGTGCGCGCGGCCCCGGCGATAGCGCCTAGCAAGTCCAGCTGAACGCCTGCAGCGCTGTCAAGATCCAGCGCTGTGTCGAGCTTCACGAGGCATTGACTGACATCATCAAATTTCTTAAGCCAGCAGTATAACAGCGCGTTGAACTTGGGTGAAGCTGCGTATTCAGACGTTCTAAGCCCTAGGTAGTAGCCGATCGGCAAAGTCTCAATCGGCTCGTTACCATAGCCACCAGATCCGTACCCTCCGGCACCGTAACCAGGATTTGGCATAGCCTACACCGTCCCTACGAAGACGTCAACCGGCGCGCCCTGCGCGGAGTAGTAGTAGTTGGGCATCACCACGTCCGTCGCAGCCATCGTAGCGAACGTAACTGGTATGGCTGAGCCGTTAGCCGTTGAGTTGCCGCTGAGCGTGATTATGGTGCCTGTTATCAGCGTCACCGTCGCGCCCGGGAATAACCCAAGACCGACGGCAAACTGTCCTAGTACGATACCGGCGGCGCTTGCCACTACGATAGTGTTTACGCCTATGGTCACTGTCGCTGTGGTCTGCGCCGCTGCGATGCCTAGCAGTAAGGATTGCACACCGAAACCGGGCGTTATGAGGGTGGAATTGATCGCCATGGCCTCGTAGCTCACCGCCGAGATCGGTACGGTCTCGCCGATTTCAAGGTCATTGAGGTATGACACTACCGCCGCCTGCACGGCAGCCAATGTGGCCGTGTTAGGCGTGTTACCGTAACCGTGCAAATACATAAGCACGAAGATCGGCAAGTAGGTGGGCCGATAGAAACTGATGGTTTCCATATAGCCGGTATTCGGATCGGCCACCACTGTAGAGGTCGTACCGTTAGTCAAGCAGCCGATGGTCTTCTTTAGGTAGATGCTAAGGCCAACGGCGGCATCTGTACCGCCCTCTACGACCAGACTGATGGAGTGAGCCGGATTGCCCCATGAGTCCGTTGCTCCGGTGGGGTTCTCGATGGAAGTGCCAGGGCCTCCTGACGTCGGATAACCTGGCGCGCACCTTGTAACTCCAAGCGTCGCTAGCACCGCCGCAAGCGTGGATCCGATCGGCGTCAAGCCTGGCAGAGCCACCGAAATTGACTGGCGCGCGCGCAGCTTGGAGTCAGCCTCTACCGGGTCGCCTGGTGTCGCCGCTACAGCGTTTGTAACTCCGGACCAGCCGCTCACGGGCATGGCGATGATGTTGATGTCGCCAGGTTCCGCCGCGACGTTGCCCGGTGTCGTGCACGTTGCCGTAACCGTGACGCTGCCCCCAGTGATAGGGGTGGGGTTTGGAAGCGCCCAAAGGTTACCATTCTGGTCCTGGGCAAAACCGTTGTTGATGACAAAAGACGGCGTGCCCGTGCAAATTACTGAGCAAGTAGAGTACGTAAAAGGCGCGCGGGCGATGCCGTTCATCTTGGCCACGCGGTCCAGTCCTGCTCCCACAGCCGTCTGCGGAGAAGACTGGTTGTAGCACAGCTGCAGCGCCGCGTTCTGGTCAGCCTGTTTCAGGCTGATGATGCTCAGCAACTGGTATATTGCCGAGTCCGGGCCTACGTATTGATTGACGCCATAAATGTTGAGAAAGGCCGCAATGTTGTCTTGTAGGATGGACTGATACGTGTTGACTACCAGCCCCGCCGGGCCGACGGAAGGTGGAGCGTAGGGCGGCACGGACATGGTTCTGTTCTCCTAGCCTAAACTTGCCGACGCGCCTGGCGCGCCGTTAACCGTAACCGGCCCGAAGGCCGTCTGCACCGTGGCCGTGAACGAAAGCTGGCCGGCGGCTGAAAAGTTGACGGCCACGTTCGTCACGCCCGTCACGTACGGCGTTCCGATGATGTTCTGTTGGATGGCCAGCTGCATGGCAGCGAGGCCGCGCTGGGACCCCAGTTGCCCTAGCATAGCCTGAAACACGGGCAAGCCTAGCGACAAATCTTCCCACCACTCTCCCATGAACAGCCTAAGGCGCGTAAGCACGGCCTGACTCACGACCGCGGCATTAGTGAGCGACGTACCATTAGCAAAGACAGGGTCATTGTCCTGGTCGAGCATAAGGTAAGCTATGGTGGCCATTGAGACTATTGTCCTTTCAAGACTGTCGTCTGTGAGTCAATCGGCTGTCCTGGGCCACTATAGCCTTTGGAAATTAAAAACGGTATGACATTGGTGGTGAACCATAGGCGCCAGTCAGCCGTGACCAAGAGTGATGACATTCTTGGCTACATCTATGTAGGCACTGCCGTCATCTGCACGTGACTGCATAGAGCTTACGGAGTAGTCCGCCAAGACATTCGGCCGGCTCATGGAAGTGGGCAAGAACCCACAATCGTGCAGGTAATGCCGACGCACTTCATTTTGCTTCTGGCTGCCTGACGGCGCTGTTACGTTGGACGCCTTTGGCGCATTCGCCGTACCATTCTTCCACCAAAAGTCGAAGCATGTGTCGCAGAAAATGAGCAGCCCTTCATCGCCCTTCTTCAAGGGGAATGTCTGGCTGAACCCTCCACCGCGAGGTATGAGCAAGGGGACCATCTTGATCGGCGGTATATCCATCCACGCAGTACCCGGCGTCGTCGCAGTGCGGACTCTCTCCTGTATGGCAATCTGCGCGCTGACGGTCTGCGCTGTGACGTCCATATCCTCTGTAAGGAACGCCGGCGTAGCGCAGCGCGTATCCGCTAAAGCCTGCCGTATAATCTGCCGCCAAGGCGCGGACTCAGCTCTGTTGACCTGGTTCGGCGTAAGTTGCAGGAGAGGATTTAGGCCAGGCGGTACGTTAGGATTTCCTGCGGACACTGGGCCGCTCCTTTCTTTATGGTGTGTAGAGATTCAGCAGAGCCTCTGAGTACGCCGTACTGTAACCTGTGACTTCAGTCGTCCAGTCGTTGCCGCGTGTATCACCGGTATGCTTGACTTGCTGCACGAAGAAGGTGAGGCCGACCTGCAAGGCAGTCGGTAAAGTACTGTTGTTGACATCTGGTGTCTGCTCAGTAGTGTTCACGAATGTACGAACAAGTTGCACGAGGAGCGGTGGTAACTGCACCTTTAAGCGTGGGTCAAGCAGCACAGTAAAGATGCAGCCCTGCTGTACTTGCTGCGGTGTGCCTATGAGACTCTGTGTGGTACCCGGCGGCAGTGACGCAAAGTTAGTTGGAAATGGCGGGCTGTAGATGAGGTTAGGTACGGACTGACCGCCTTGTGCCTCCGAGATGTAGACCTGCTTGCCGTCATTCCACGTCTGCAGAAAGTTGCTATCCGCGATTTGCGTGAGGTACTTGCTTATCTTACCGAATACCGTGTTGCCGCGTGGGTACTGCACCGCATCCATGCGGCTCTGAGCCACTGGACCAGCAGTGCCTTGAGATGAACTAATGGGCGGCAAACTAGCAGCGCCTGCCATCGCTGCTAACAACTTAGTCTGACTTGCAAACGGCCCAACAGCAAAGGCCATAGTATCAGTGAGGCCTACAAGCGGACTCACCACACAGTGCAATGTTACCTTGGTGTCCACTACATTTTCACGCGTGTACAGCGTCTGAAACACAGGACCGTCCCAAATTGTACCCATGTAGCTGGGACTGGCAAGGTCTTGAAAACCAGCTTTTAGGGTAGCCCAGGTGGCATTCAATAGGATGTTCTGCGCTTCTTGGTCTGTCTGGTTATAAATTGCTATGTCAGCGTACCATATTGGCGATGTATTCATCGCCTGCACCACCTCAAACGTTATTCGCAGTGCTTCCGGTTGCCACGCTGTATAGGACAACGTAGTGGTAGAGGCGCCCGTCGCGGTTGCGGCCGTAACCACCAGTTCCCATGCTTGGCCCCAAAGAGGAATGTTACTAGTGGGCTGCGCCGCGGCGCTCATACGTTGTCTCCCCACAGTAAGCTGAACAACGACAAATCGTTCGGGCCAGGATAGTCCACCGGGGCGTTGCCAGTGTTGAGAAGGTAAGCACTGCCGATGTTCAGATACTGGTACTGCGCTAACAAGTTAGCCGCAGGGTAGAGACCCGTGATGAGCGGGACGCTGGCGATGAGCAAGTTGCCGCTGACATCGGCGACTGCCAACTGCCAGTAGCCGGCCATTTGGCTGTAAGCTAGAGTGAAGTTGAGCGTCAAGGCTTGGTTATTCACAGTTACCTGCGCGGAGAATGCTTGGTTGTTGGCAGTAGTGAGCGGAATTATCTGGCGGCTCAATTTAGTGCCTGCTGTCCTGGTACACTGGAATATGATCCGGAACCTGGTACATCGACGTAGTTAGTAACGCCGATGGGCGTCAGCCCCAGCGCCGCAGACTCAGAGTTGGTCGGCGCCACCGGCGGGAATGACAAAGTAGACGTAGTCGGCGGCGGAGCCTGGAACTGCGTCTGCGTAGTAGATGGGACGGACGTAGGGTTGACCTGCCCGAGGCCAGCACTCTGCGTAGCATCCGGTCGCGCCGTCACTGGCGTCGTAGTAGTGGACGCCGTGAATATCTGTTCGAACTCCACACGCATGCGCAAGCCAGCTATGGTCTTGTGGTCTTCGTGTGGCGCCACGCTGGTAATAACCATGTTCGTGTACGTACGAAGCCGCGTGGTGAGTGTGATGGGCTGCCGGGCAGCTTGCAGAGCTATCATAGTTTGATACGCATTGACGCTCTTGCTGGTAGACGTGCCAACCCACGGCGTGATGATGGCGCTTCCAGTAGCCGACGAGTTAGCGGCACTGGCAGAGTACGCGTCCATGGCATCTGACATACCGACGTCTAGTGAGCACCTGGCGGGCATGAGGTAAGCGTGGCTGGAGA